CCCTGGGCACCCGAAGGGTTTTAGGTATAGTGGATGTCGATTACACCGGCTGACCGCCGATCGGTTGGAGGAAAAGAAGAGAACAAAGCACCAAAAAGAGTATTTTTCCGATCACACGTTGCTGGATTAGCTCACTCACGCGAGTTGGTTATACTGGTTCGGTTTCCAGTCCAGGTGGCTAGCCTGATTTAAACGCTATTGATGCACCAGAAAAACAGAGATAAAGTCTAAGGGGTTTGGGTAGCAATGAAATCGTACTGGGAACGTGAAATACGAGTGAATGTCATACTAGATCCGGCGACAGATGCTCCTCCGACCACTAGTTGCAACACAGTGACACCAGGCAGGTTGGCATCGATGATGCCATACATGCCAGCCTCTGTGGTTCCAACCAGCGACCTCCGAACAATCATAGAACCGTTGGTGATCTGTGGCGGGTCATTGAGCAACGTGGTGCCCTTCAAATACCAAGAAAATTGGTAAAACCCGTTTGACACCTCGTACTGTCCGTTGCCCAACGCCACGACAAAGTCGTTGCCCATCCTTGTCGACGGCTTGACAGCGATCGAATTGGCGACAGTGCTGCCACCAAACACAGTCACAGCACTAGAGTTCTGTGGGTCCATGAGTTCTACATCATACTCAACGTACAAGTCTTGAGCACCAGAAGGGAACATAGTGAACCTACCGGTATCCTTCAACGCATCCGTTTTGAAGCTGCAGTACTTCACAGTCTTGTCGCACCTGACAGGTAGGTTGCCACTCTGCCATCGAGGCATGGAGAGAGAATCTCTCACAGCCATGGCATCCGACTGTGTAACAGGAGGAAGATCCTCACTGTCAGGATCCCAAGAACAATACCACCTTCCATCAACAATGGTGGAACTTGCGGAGACAACGACAAAGTTCAAGCTATGAAACTTGTACTTGTCAAACATGGTTGCGAGGGTGCTAAGGTAGGGGAACGTGGATCCATCAACAGGATTAATTCGCCAAGCGGCGTTCGCGACATTAGCCTGGACCAGTTCACGATGCTTGATACGAATATTGCCATTGAATTTAGCGGAGCCACGAACCGCTGCTCCTGTAGCGCCCGGAGCCTCGGTAAGAACAATGTCTTGGGGAACGGACGCGGTCCGTTGCGCCCACCAAGACGCTGCAGCACGAGACAAGTTTACGCCACCACGCGCTATCTCGTAAGCGACGTTGGTTGAACCGTTGCTCTTGACAAGTGCAATCAATGCATCCTTGCCAATCTGAGCAGCGGCACGTTTCAGTTGGTTGTTGGTCATGCCCTTCGGGCGCACGACGATTTGGTTGTTTTTGCCCATCTTTCATAGACTATCTCAAAAATTGTTGTCTGGTAAAAATTATTTCGTTGCTGTAGTGGATCCCCGGCAACAACGGAGACTGTTCATCGTGTGGAACCAACAGGGGATGGCGCCGTGCAGTCGTTCGGCATTCTGGATAGCACGTAAATATTTACACCCTGAGGAAACGTTTTGGGCCTTTCACCCACACGACCCACTGCGGTTTTCGCCCGCCGGCGCTACAAAGGCAATAGAGGCTGAAACTCAACATCATCACGATAATGTTGGTCCAACCGAACCTTACTGTAGAAATCCTCCATGACTAACTGCTCATCAGGCGTAACGCCAAAGGCCCAGTAGAAACTGGCACGAGTGTGTGGACTGACTGGTGAGTATGACCTCACCATGCCCTTCTGCAAACTGCGAACTCCCCAAGACTGGGCGTGATAGTGTGTGTCGCCCCTGACCCCATAAGAACAATAAGTTCTATAGAAATCCTGGAACACAGGCACACCTCCAGTCATGGCGAGGCCCCCGGTGCCGACAGCATCCAGCCAAGCCAAGTATTGCCTATTAGTTTGAAAGCCATTGACACACATGGTGTCTTTGGCGATCGCCCACTTAGGATGACGGACCATCAAGTAGTCGTCATAACTAGGCCCGACGAAGATGGGGTGAGTCTGGCAAAACTCAATCTCTTCGAAAGTGTGACAAGGTTCCTCCACAGTCATGTTGAAACCAAGACTGCGGAACCACCCGTCCAACCCAAAAGAGAAACGCTCAAGATCTCTGGCTTCCATGAAGACGACACAGTCGTCACCATTGTTGGCCAGAAGAGTCCTGACGCCCCTGTCCAAGGAATACTGTTTGATCATACTACACATAAGGATGCAATTACCAAGAGAGGTGTTCATGTCGCCAGACATGCGGCCTCCAATCTTGGTGTACTTAAGTTTGCCATCCTCAGTGTACCCCTTGCATGTGTTCTTAACCTGCCAAGACAAGAGTCTTTCCAACTTCTTGCGGTAGGGCTTTGGGAAACACAATGGGTAAAGCTGGTGCTCCCAAACCAAGGCCTGTTCGCTGACATGCTGATCGAAACGCGAAGCGTCCAATCCGATGGCTACAGGATCCTTGAAGGAACTCCAGAGATCATACATCTTCCTCCCACTGTCAGCTGCGTTCATACCCTTGAACACAGTCTTTTTGTTTTCAAACAAAGATGCGAGTGATTCAAAAATCCGTTCTTCTATTGGTCGGAGAAAACATCCCACCTCAACATTGTATCGAGGATCGCGAGGAGATATGACCCTTGGGACAGGGTCAGACTTCCTCGTATAGTCAGTCTTCTCATACTTGACAAACACTTTGACATGGCTGTCTTGCTGGGTCACACTCTTAATCGACAAAGAGGCAACAGCCTCGTCGTACACCCTCCTCTTAGCACCCCGGAACGTCTCCGCAAATGCTTGCGGGCTCAACGGAGTGGTGAGTGGAAGGTTTCTGACGAGCAACTTCTTAACTGGAAGAAGTTTTTCAGCAAAATGATCACCAACTGGTCTTGGCGGTTCCTCGAACCCATCCTTCCCCTTAACGAAGAAGACGCGCTCCTTAACCGCCCTTTCCAGAGTGTCAATAGTGTTGTTAAAACCGGATAATTTCATCTCTGGCGAAATTCCGGAAAGACGCACCATCTTCCGGAATTTAGGGCTCCCTATGCGTCTATGTACTTGCAGAGCCGGGTGGTCTGGTGCCAGGCTACGGGCACAACCATTCCCAAGTACACGCACAGGGCCCCCCTAAAAGTGTCGTGGAGGGTTCGAACCAACGACGGACCTGTAAGCCCGCGTCTGCTCGTACCCAGAAACCACAACATACTCCTTGGGGGGCACGTAAGACAAAGAAAGCGCAACCTCGATGATAGCGCTCAAATCCTTCGCCCGGAGTCCTGGTCGCTCGCGGAGCCAATCTCGCAAAAACTTGCGGGTTACGAGATCGTTCGCCTGAGACCTCTCGCGCCTGCCAAACTGCAGGTAGGCCTCATCCGCGGCAACAAGAGCAAGTTTGCCTGTGGCGCCCTTGGACTGGCGTGACCAGCCCCTAGGGCGCTTGGAGGGTTGCTCACTACCCTCACTAGCCTTGTCAGCGAGGCAGTCCTCGACATCAGCTGGGTGGTTGCCAAACTCACCCAACCAAGCCTTGGTCTCCCTCTCCAAAATCCATTTCTTATAAAATCGAACAGCGATAGGTGCGGCGACGGCAGCGAAAGCAGCAGCGAAGACGAGGTTCCGTTTGATTGTAGCCATAATTGAAGTGGAAAGTAAGTTGCTATTAACTCATAACTGAGATGACTTTGTTTTGTGTTAGGTATCTTTACTCTAACAGCTCTTCAGCAGTGCCCGAAGGCTCCGCCGGGGGAGTCGCCCCAGTGGTATGTTGAAGGCACCACCTAACCCTCTGACTTTAACGGCGTCGGGCCGGCTCATCCGAAGCAGGTTTGAACAAAAGCCATGGCGCATTCATGCTGTATCTAGAGTTATCGTAAGAACGGTAAAACCAACCACCCAGCACCATGTGAAAACAACACGAA